ATGAAGAAATCGACCCCTAAGGCGTCTATGCCGGTTACCAAGTCCGTGCTGAAAGGCGGGACAAAGAAGGGCGGCACCAAGAAAGGCTGCTAACATGTTGATCCGTCTACTCATCCGTCTTATACGCAAGGAGCTGCAAATGACTACCCAAGAGCAAATCAACCAAGTCACGGCGTCGCTGTCGGCTACCGCCGCTGTCCTCGCTTCGGTTCAAGTCCCTACGGCGCCAGACCTCACGGCTCTCACGGCGGCTGCAAACGCGCTGACCGATGCAGTGAACCGTCTAGTTGCCGCTACCAACGCACCGGCAGCCTAATGTCGGGGCCTAGCCGCTACTTGCTGGGCTTCAAACAGACGAAACGGGAGGTGTGCAAAGCGAAGCAGCCTCCCGTTAAACTCCTTCCCCGCTTCCTACCGCCTAAGCGCGTCAGTCGCTACCGCCCGGTTAAGAAGCCTCTGCTTCAACTTCGGATATAACCTCTCTAGGCTGATCGACGCCTAGAGCCGGATGCCCCGCATCCACTTCCCAACACGTGCCCTTCACTGGTGCCAGATTGGTTGAGCCAGTCAGGTTAAACATCCGGTTGCGGTTCAGCACGACGCCCTTGTTCTCGAGCTCTCTGGCGACTGTTAGGAACGAATAGCCATACTTAGAGCAATAGTCCCTGAATGGGTCGGGCAGCATGAAGAGCCTGCCTGTGCTCTGCTCTAACCTCATATAGATAGCGCCACGGGGCTCCTTGAGGACAACTGGAGGGCGCTTGACACTGGCGGGACCGGACAAAACTACGCAGGTATCGGCGAATTCACTAAAGAACCCTACGAGGATGTCCGTACACGTCCGCGTCGTAAATGACCGGCGGCGCTCTTTAACCAGTTCCAAAAGGTGCGCCATAATATGCTTCATGTCGCAGTTCACCAACCCAAGCTTGTTAACGATTATCCCTGCCGTGCCGATGCAAGCCATAAGCCAGATAAGATAGCGGTCCGCCGTGTTGCCGCCCAAAGCCTGTGTGTAGTTAATAATCATCTTTTGCTGGATATCCTGCACGTGTTGGCGGACCTGCGGGTTAACCAGATAGCTCATGAACTGACGGCCTGCTATGCCGCGATTGGCGATGAAACTATCCTCCAGCCTGCGCGTAAGGTCTTTAGGGGCGTCAGTGGGGTAAACCATAGGCACCTCGAGCACCCGTGCCGACATAGGCACAGCAGACCCGCGCGACATAAGCTTCTCAACCATGGAGACATTAGCGGCTGAGATGAGAATAGTACTCCATCCCATAGGGGCTTGGTCCACCGTCCCGCTGCGCGTCCCACGGTTTTTCGATTTGCCAGTCGTGAAGAACCGAACGAAGTCCTCCATTGATTTCGGGTTGTCCATCGCCAGCTCGTCGAAGAACACAGGTAGATCGCACGCTACGCATAATGACCTCTCTTTACCTACGAAGGTGTCGGCGTCCTTAATCTGCAACCCGTCGCGCTTGCCCCATACGGAGGCAGCAGCAGAGAGCGCCGTGGACTTACCCTGGCCTGAGCCTGGGGTGAAAATATGGAATACCGCGCCACCCTCTTCACCTTTGGTGATGAACCGCATCAGCGGGGCACCGAACGAAGCCAGTAGGGCTATCCCCTGCGTCTCGAAGCCCGGCGCGAAGAGCTTATTCGCCGCCGCCGTCCACGCCCCGAGGTCCGCAGTTGCCGAGATGGCCAGAGACCGGGCACGGTTGCCCGCTTCCTTGGTGCCTGGGGAATGTAACGTAGAGCCGTCGCTACCCATAAAAGTATCGCCGATAAGGAACCCAGCCCAATCCTCTTTCCAGCCGAACTGCTCATACTGAGTGCCTTCATCGGCGTCGTGCTTTAGCTTCTCCACAGCCGCCTCCAAATAGTTAATAAATGATTTACGCCCCTCGCTACGAATAGACGCCCCATACCGCGCCATGATCGACGGCCACGTGGATTTAAACATCTCTTCCGCCGGTATCTCAAAAGAGTGCCAGTCGCGGTGCGGCTCTTTCTTGCGGAACTCGAAAGTTATTAGCCCGCTCTTTTCCGCCCGGCGCACCGCCATCAAATGGATAGGAAACGGCGAGATGATGAAGTCCACGAATGAGCCTGGGTTGTCCTCGTCTGGCTTTGAGCCGATAAGCTCCATGCTGCTGCCCCATTTCCAGCCCTTCGGGAGCCATGGGCGCTCTTGCTTCGGGACCTCTACCGGCTTCTTCTCGACGAACTCCGGCTCACCCAACTGGATCGGGCTGGTTATTTTTCCGGCGAAGGGGCATCCGGCGCAGCCGCCTGGGTTTGCGCTTTCAAATCGTTCGCACGTGCTTGGTCCCGGACTAGCTTTTGCATGAGCGTACTTAACCGCTGTATCTTGCTCTGAATACTCCGGGTGCCCACTAGACCAAAAGTGAGCCAGTTCATCGCCGTCAGCGCACTTTGCCAGCAAGCATAACGCAGCATACCAGAGGGGCTCTCCCACATTGCCTTTGGTTTCTCGGACACGATTGAGTTGAACACAGCGTCCCGCAGCACGCTCTGCCGAAGCCGTAGGAGGTCCGCTGATATTGGCAAACCGCGCATTTCCTTCTGCGCCCATTCCCCCGAGAATATTAGCACCAGCGCTGCCATCCAGCAGTAGTGGCAATAGGCTCCCTGCACTGATGACAGGCGCAAGCGCTCGGCAAAAGACGGGCTTCGGGTCATTGGGCACCTTCCGATTTCTGGTAGAAACAGGGCGCAGTATCGAGGCAATGTCAGTCGTACGGCTATCATCTGCGTGCAGTCCGTGCTTCTTGGTTAACGCCTTGAGCCCTAGAGCGGCTCGTCTCCATTCCACTGGTTCGATGAGTCTGTCCGTGGTGAAGTAAACATGGAGACCACTTCCGGAGTAGACGACTGTGGGTTCTTGGAGCCCGGTTTTCGCCAAGAAAAGGCTGAGCGCGGCCTCTCCAGCTCCGGCATCGGGGTAGGGCTTTCCTGGTCCACAGTCAATATCAAGCCAGAACGACTGAGCTCCAATCGAATGAGACTGTTTCCGGCTAGGCTCTGAATATGCGCCGCAAGCAAAGTACACAGTAATTCCTGCTGCGTCAGCCCTTTCGATTTTGGCTGCTGCTCGTCCTGGCTCTCCGTCGTAGAACTCATGGCTTACCCTTTCCGTAAAATATGCCAAGCACTTTAGGCCCTGCTGCGGTAGCACGTGGTTTAGGAATTGCTCTAAATTTACCATGGCGCACCGCCTCAAGATACTTAGCCCGTTCAAACTGCGTTGTCTCAATGGGCATTGGGAACTGCTTCTGCTGTATGGCCTGCTCTAGCGCATCAAGCGCCATATAGAGACGAGGGAGCTTGAAGGGGGCAGGCTTTACCCCCTTCGTCCACTTGCTGACCGTCTCGCGGCAGATACAGAACCACCGAGATAAGTCAGAAATGGTAAGCTCTCCCTTGACCTTGGCTCGAAGCAGCCTGTCATTAAAGCTTAACATTGGCGAACAACTCCTCCAGTTTGGCGTCCAGATCGGAGCTCGTCGGTGCCGGGGCTACTTCCATAGCTGCTGGCGCTGCTTTCGGAACAGGCAAGGGCAGGTCTTGCTGCACAGGCTCGCGGGCCTTACGCGGCTTCTTTGCGGGCTCTTCTGCTGGAACAGCCACAGGCTGGAACGTATGGGTAGGGAAAGTCGGCGCCGGGGTCTCAAGAACAACAGCCGAAGGCGCTGCTGGGACTGCTACCGCCGTGCCGATGGCTTCCTTAACCGCATCACCGTTCTGTAGGCGCTGCACAAGCTCGGCCTGCTCTTCGTTGATGAAGCCGACAGGGCGGAACTTGAGTTTCGGATAGCTCGCAGCATCATCGAACCCAACCTCGAACACGACCGCCTGCGCGGGGATGCCCTGGCCATCAAGCTTAGTGATAACCTCATGCAGCTCCTTCATCGACGTGCCGGGAACCGAGAGCTCATAGACCGTATCCGTGCCGGTATCGACGGCCAGGACAGCCAAGCGCTTGCTATCGCCACAGGCACGGACCTTCGAGCCGGTAGGCGTGATCTTCGAGCCCCAGACGTTCTGAGGGCAGGCGGCGCAGGTTGCGCACTGAGGACTAGCCGCGCTTGGGGAAGGAGACACGCCGTTGTCGCTAAAGCAGTCGGGAGAAACTGCCTCTTCACTGCTGCTGTCGTAGGCCTTGGCATAGTAGCGCTTGCTGACAAACGGGTTGGCGTCCAGCAGGATAAGGTTGATAGTCAGCGTTTTCCACACTTCCTCAACGCCGTTGGCGTCGGTCAAACGGAACCGGCTCGTGCGGATAGAAAGCTTCGGGTGTGACTTACCGGCACGGATGCCGCCCATGATGTTCTTGGAAATCACCGAAGGCGAAGAACGCAGCGCCGCAAGATGGGCGGGCAACTGAGTAGAAGTAGTGGTTAATGCAGTCATGATGTCTCCTATTAGGGGTAGTGAGTTAAACACAGATAGCCGTTAATTAGAAGCCACAGGATATGGTATGCCTATGAGCGACGCACGCCAACGGTAGCGATCTTGGTTACATTAAGGCCGGGTACAGTCTCGCCCTGCTCCATCCGTTCCTGGACTTCCTTCTTGCTGCTGCGTAGCTCAAACAGCGCCATGGCAGGGGAGGAAAGAAGCACCGAGACCATGGTATCGGGAAAGAACTCTGTCTCGTCCACACTGTCCATATACGCACGGACATCCCTCAGCGCCCGCTCTAACACAAACCGCTTAAACACGTCACCGTCAGCGACAGTCACCGAGGTTTGAATGGACTTATAGGCGGTGCCCGCAGAGCACTTAAGGCTCTCTAGGCCGGAGGTCGTAAGCTGCTGGAGAAACCACCGCTCCATAGTGTCCATGGCTTCGTTAAGCGGACGCATCTCTTCGGCATGGCGCGTAGACAGCTCGGCCTTCTTGTCGCGCACGGCGATGTACTTCGTGATGACTTCCTCTGGCGTCATTTCACACCTGCCGCTTCCATAACCGCCCGAACCAAATACAGTTTGGGGGCAATTATTTTATACCAAGTGTCGGGTGTAAGAAGGTCGAAAAAAGACACCGCAATCGCTATGGCGCTAACGAGGCCGACGGCGCATTTAGTAGCTCCTTTTATTTGCTTGGCTTCACCGCCATATTCGGCTTCGCTAACTTCCTTAAACCCCTGGGCAGCATAAGCGCGGAAGAGCAGAACCGACGCCACAAAAACAATGAGCGAAGCTGCGTTATGGAGAATAGCCGGGACTTGTATAGACTGCGCCGCAATATCGAACGCCTCGCCAGCGTGCTGCTGGGTAAACTCCGCAACTTTCGATATTACTTCGCCGGTCTTGTCGATAACCTTGGCAACTGCCTCGTCTGTAGTAGTCATTGTAGCTTCGCTTCCTGTATGAAATTCATACTTTTCATGGTGTCGAGCGTGGAGACCACCTCCTGCTTAAACGCTTCAAAGTCCTCGTAGCCGCCAACAACAAAGCAGAAATAGACCTGCCCTACAGCTACCTGCGTGACGCGCGCCATATCACCATCAAGCAGCTCATAACTCTTCCGCATCTGATCGTGCATGAGCACCGAGACTTCGTTCTCTTTTATAGGGTCCATCACATACCTTCTTTCGCTAGGGCTAAAACTAAATTTTGCATTTTCTGGTCTCCATCGCGCTCAGCGTAAATACCCCGTTCAAGTGCGGTGGCCGACAGTCGGGCCACAAGCATCTTACGTTTCTGTCCAGGACGATTAATGCGGCCATTAGCCTGCGTATATACCTCGGATTGGTCGGTAGGCCCATACCAGATAATAGTTGCCGCTTCCGTAAGCGTGAGGCCATGCGCCATTGTTCGAGGGTCAGCGACAATAATTCGCGGTTCTTTCTCTTGCTGGAAAGCACGGAATATTTCGCCACGCTTGGACGCTGAAACCTCTCCATTGACCTTCTCCACGCTGTATTCTTTCGAGAGCTCGTAGTATAGTAAGTTTACAACGCTTGTCAAGGGCGCAAATACGATAACCTTGCCGTGCGCCTGTTCTATAATCTCTTTAGCTACGGAGAGGCGCGGCGCGCAGTCGATCTTATGAACTTCCCGTTTGGCGTCGTAAACAGCACCGCAGCATATCTGAATGAGTTTCATTCGCAGCACGGCTTCATTCACGGCGTCGATCTTACCGGCACCAACCATTACCCGCGCTGTTTTCTTCAACTCGTCGTAGGCCTTCTTCTGCGCTGGCGTGAACTCAACGTCACGGTCGATGGTGATACATTCAGGTAGGTCCAGGCACTCGTCACGGTCGATGCGGATAGCGGGGGTCAGGGCTTCGGCGACAATCTTCGGCGCTTCGGATTTAACCTTCCATTTAAAATTCGTGACCTTATACATGGTGCGCTCACGAAAAGAGACTTGACTCTCCGTAAACTTTTTATTGACGATGCGCGCTTGGCTCCATGCGTTCACAGGGTCATTCGGCGTCGGCGTGCCGGTCAGCCACCAGATATAGGGTTTTTCTTCGACGACGCGCCGGAGCACTTTGTATCGCGTCGTGCCGCCGTCTTTGTAGACCGAACCTTCATCGACGATAATGAGGTTAATATCCGGACGATCTCTGACAGCCCGAGCAACAGGCCCCAAATCAAAACCAGAATGAGAATGACCACTACCCACACCAAGGCCATCATGGTTGATGATATAGAAATCAACGTCGTCCTTAAGCCGCGCCAGCCGCTCCGCTCTGCTACCGTGGAGAATAGAGCACGTGCGTTGCGTAAGAAAATTGCTAAATATTTCATCTTCCCATACCCGTCTTAGTGTTGAGAGTGGAGACAGCACCAGTGCCTTCTTTACCAGCCCGAGCCGCATGAGGTAATCAGCAGCCCACAGTGTCCCTAGCGTTTTTCCCGTGCCGATGTCGCTTAGGTTGAACGATCTAGGATGCAGTGTGAGAAACGCCGCCATGACGCGCTGATGCGTATAGGGCTTATGCCTACCCGGCCAATCGTAGTTTAACAAAATAGGCGACATCGCCGAGAAGCCCAGCAAGCGCATAATTTGCATATTGAACATATCGCACGGCACGACAATTTTACCCGGCAGCACTTTTGCAGCAGGGAGGTAGGCGGCTATCTTAGCGCCGTCTGGAGTGTCGAACACGCACGCATTAAATTTATGGCTGTAGAGCATAAAACACACTTTCCGCACTATGCGCCACTACCCAGATACCGCCAGCAGCGACGATCTTCTCCCCTACCGCTTGCTGGAACGCTGTAGTTTTGCCAGTGCCTGCCTTGGCTTCGATAGCGAAGAATTTGCCTCTGTAGCAGCCGATAAAGTCCGGGATACCGCGAACACCGAAGCCGCCGGGCACCGGCATGAAGAACCAGCACTCATCGCCGAGCAAGCGGAGGTAGGCTTTAATCTCGTCTTTAACTTTACCCTCAGGAGTTTTTGCCATGTTTCCTCCTAGGCGGCGTAATAGCCGCGTAATAGCCTATGTTACTTCTGGGGTGACATCCGTTATGCGCCAATGTTCTAGCTATATCGACGGTCTGCCTTAAACCGCATTGTAAACATTGGAATTTACCCTCTATCGGCGCAAAGTAATGGCTTTCGTAATGCTCTGTTACCCCCACCCTACTACACGTCGGGAAGCCTAGATTAGATAGCCACAGCACCAGTCGCTTGGGTAAACGCAACGCTAGATATTTTTTCCCAAAATACCAGTCGCGGGTTAGAAGCGGTAATTTCACTACCTCGGGTGGCGCTATACATTTATATTTATACGGCACTTGCCCCAAAACGCTCCAATAAAAATACGGATGATTAGCCATTTAGAAAGTCCCTATCCTTATGGGGGTTATGTTTACAGGTTTTATCGTGGCACCAGCCACAGAGGCCGCTAGGGCGCTCAGGCCAAGAGCCAGCATTCATGCACGCCTCAATTTGTTTCACCCTACTATGGATCGCAGCCCAGATTGTCGCCATGTCGTTCTCACGGGAGAAATAATAAGTAGGACCGGCCTTGTGCTCTTTTAGCCAGAGATTATTGGCAGCGATGCGTTTAACCCTTGGATACCAAGCGAACACGAAACCAGCGAACACGCCGAGCTGGAATTCTTTTTCCCGTGGCTTGCCCGTTTTCCAATCGCCTATCCATGCGGCGGTATCATCAACCACAAGAATGTCGGCCTTGCCGCGCCCCCAGACACGCTTACTGAAAAAGTCGCAGGGCTTAAGGTCGTTCTCGACGCCGAAACCGAATTCGGTCTGTAGGTCTTTGCCGCGCGCTGCTTTCTTCACACTACCGGCAAGGGGCTCCCACTGGCGCATACCCTCAGGTAGCGGCTTATCAAATTTCAAGCGCTCTTCGAGCTGCTTATGCACCTCGTTGCCCCACTTCATCTCAGAGGTCTCCGGCTCTTTTTCTTTAAGGATATAGCGCCGGTAATACTGCCTGGGGCAGTTCTCGAAAGTCGATAAGGCGGTATAGCTCCACGGGGGGATCATGACTTATTAATCCTTCTGGTTTTAATTCCTTGGCTGCTGAAAGTTCCGCCCTGCGGCGCACGTGTCTCGTTTAATACCGTCTCGATGATGTGCCGCATTTGTTTGCCTTTGCGGACGCCTACATCCCAAAACGCATCGACGATAGACAGTCCCCAATCATGAACAACCTCCCGAACGTCCTGCGGAAGCGCATCAACTTTAGCCATTCTCGCGGCGCGCTTCCGGTCAATAAAAGCTTGGAAATCCTTTTTGGCTTCATCATCTCTAGCTTCACGCTGCTTATCGTAATGCCCCATACCTTCCCCCTGCCTCTCGGCGTTACCGCTCGCGCGGGTTGGTTAATCAACAGAACGAATTTTTCCAAGAATTTCACGAGCCATAGTGATTCCTTCTCCCTTTTCCTGCATCGTCAAAAACGACTTGATTAACTGCCACGCATGGTTGCTCATTCTGCTCATGTTTTTGTCATGCCACAAAATTCCGTAAAGTAACTTCATGCGATTATTTTGTACTTGCCCCACTGTTTCCGCGCCACGCCTGGCTATTTCACAGGCTAGGTCTATATTTTTAATCATCTCACCCCTCCCGCTGCGCCGCTAGGGCGGCTTTGATTGCTGCGCTTATTGCTTCGGCTGGTGTCGCCGCATCGCCTCGGCCAGCAGTGTATGTAGAGCCGATATGAAATAACGTGCAGCTATAGCCTCTCCTATGTTTTTGCTGTGACAACCTAAATTCTAGGTTTTCTGGTATCTCATCGAGCGGCAACCCCTGCTTCTCCGTCAGCGCGGCGCGTATGCGGGCAGAAACAAACTGCTCTAGCATTTGCTCGGCCTCACTTACGCGAAAAGAATAATAGCGCGGCGGCTTCGCAAGAAATTTTGGGATTACTTCTGGTTCGTCGGTCAAAACCACGCATGTGCTTTCTAGGTGATTGATAAACTCCTCAACGTCCATCTGCTCAATCGTCGGCTGCGTCATGGCTTGCTCTTCCGTGTTTTTTCCAGATATTCACTGATTTCGTCGAGCTTAGCGGCGTCTGCGCCCTCGCCTTCGCGGTAGAAATCTACGGAAAGTTCGTGCAGAAATTCCAATAACTCATTAAGCCTTTGCTCGGTCATAAAGTCCTCCCTACCAGCATGGCGTAACCAGAGATGTCATCCCAATGATCCTTAAAGTCCGGGTTACCGCAGACAATACGGGCTATCTTTGAGGCGATCATGTCCAGCGCTTCTTTCTGTTGCAAGCTGAGGTTTGGATAGCCGGAAGCCTGGGAGATAACCGCCTTAAGCTCCTGCGCCACGACTGCTACCCCACAGAATGAACCGTGAGTGGTCTGTCGCTCGTTTAATATATGCTCTGTCATGGCTTTACATATGCTCCTAAACCACCAATCCTCCGCAGAGCCTTATCCGCTCGTTCCCCAAAACCGACAAGCATGCTACCGGCACCAGCACCGCTTGATTTCGTAGCGCCATACCCGTCAATAAAACTAATCCGCCCCCGTAGAAACACGATAGCCTCCGCGAGAACGCAGTATTCATGAAACCAGAGGCAATCCGTGCGGGAAAAAACAAGAGCGATGCCGTTATTATGCTGCTGCATACGCCGCATCCAAGCGCCAGTCTCCCTACCGTAAGGCGGGTTACACCACACAAAGCAGTTGCCCCAATCTTGCTTTAAGCCGTCCGTCTCTTTCGTAAAATATAAACCGGCAGGTATCCAAGGAACTCCACCTTCCGGCGCTGCAACGTCGATGTCGAAAGTCTCGCCCAGGGAGTCAAACACCCATTTCGGCGTCCACCAATCAACCGTGGTATTGTCCTTATTATCGTGGGTAAACCCCATGCGCTTCTCTGTCACTTACTATACTCCCTCGCTACGCCGCCGTCGGCATCAAGTGGCAACTCTCCCGCCGTAGCCCAAACGGGCTGACGCTTTAACTCACCAAGAATAAACGCCAGAGCTGCATCAGCTTCGGCTTCGGGCACTAAGCACACAATTTCGTCATGCGTCGTCGTTAGAACCTTATACCGTGCCGCTATACGCAACATGGCTTGGGTCATCACGACGCGTGCTAATGCCTGAATTATGTTCTCGACAAGTTTACCTTCATACAGACTAACCCTACCACGCTTACCAGTCAAGAAAAATCCATCGGCGTCCCTACTAATTGTTTCGTAGCTCACCCACGCGCCATTCGGCAGGTAGACCCTACGGCCTTTGACGCGGAAGCTGCCCCACTGGTAATCACTCGTGCCCATATAGAGGTCAACGATAACCTGCTTCGCGCGCTTCCAGTAATTCACGACATTCGGGTGCGTCTGGCGATATAAGCCTACCGCCTCGGCGGCTTCGGCTTCGGTAAGAATAATCGGCGGGCCGCCTAGAGCTCCGCCCCTACAGGTCAGACGGAATTTATTAGCCCCCATCTGGAAACCGCAGCCGAGTTCGATCGTTTTCCCTAGGTGCCGTTCGAGCTTGTCCGCTCTGGTTATAGTGCGCTTATAAAACTTACTTGCGCCCTCGGAATATAAGTCCCTACCTTCGGCAAAAGCGTCAAGAACCCAGCGCTCGCCAGCCTCATAATTTAAGAGCCTACATTCGATCTGGCTACAGTCGCCTACCGCTATTTTGAACCCATCAGGTGCCGTCAAAGATTTCCGTAGCTCGCTGCCTCTCGGAAGGTTCTGCATATTCATCTTATCGCCGCCGGAATTATGGACAAGCTTACCGTTGGCGCAGAACCTATTACGGGGGCCGCAGTTCCTTATGTCGTAAACGGGCACTAGCATTTTCTTTTTCTCCCTCCTTTTGGTTTCTCCATCGTAAGTATTTGCTCGTCCGTGTATCCGAGTAGCACGTATTTTCTTAGCCCCTCATAGGTGTAATCCCTACGGAGTTTGACAAAGTGCGTTAGCCTATACCCATAAGCACTGCCCCTACAGGCTCTCCTGTTTCTTGTCTGCTCTTCTCTAGTGGCCCAGCGTAGGTTACCCGGCTCATACCCTCTATCATTATCAATACGGTCTATGCTCTTCCCTTGCGGCTTCGGCCCTAAGTTACCTATTACCCAGCGCGTAGCGGCCTCGACATTGGGGAAGCAAAATTCTATCCCCCTACCGCCGTAATTCTTAAAAGCAGCGTTCTTAGCGTTAGTGCATCTATCTCTAGCACCCGCGATTATCGCTAGTATCGCGGCCTCGTCAGAACTATATTTTGATTTCGCCATGGTCTTAGCTTTATCCGACGCTCTTCTAAGGTTGGCCAAAACTACGTCTCTGTTTATCAAAAGCTCTCTGGCCATACGGTCTCTATTGGCGCATTTCTTGCAGGACTTACTGCCGCCGGATTTCAAATCCGTATATCTAACCACCTTTTCGGTGCCGCAAGCGCATCGGCAAAGTATCCTCTTAGCGTCTACCTCTGCCAACAGCGACCAAGCTCCTACCGTCTGGTTTTGGGCAATCCATAATTGCCTGCCCTGCTTCCTTTGCTCCAGCCAGAGTGATCGTTTTGTCCTCAGTGATGAACACTTTATGCCCTGCCGTTCCGGTAATACCGTCATGCTCTATAACCTCTTGGTAGCCGCTGAAAACGATCCCTTCATGAGCGACAAACTCCAAGCCATCCCATATAAGGTCATCCGGCATTATATCGACTATACGTTTCTCTAGCAATCCTTTCTGTGGGTCAAAACATAAAACCATAGTGTCTGCCGTTAAGCAGAACCGGCCAGTATGCGCGCCGTAGTAATAGAGATAAGCAGGAATAGCGCCACGAGTTGCCGTGTCCAGGAACCGCTCACAGCGCGTCTCAATGATGGTTGATTTCTCGCCGAGCCTCGCCGCCGCCAGAGTGGCCACTACAGGGTTTTCCGAGCCTACCAGCTCTTTCATACCGTCATCTGTCTTGGCAAAAGCATAGGCAGGTAGTTTTGTCTTGGGGCTAATCTTCATCGGCGGTTCAACGCCTAAGCTCTCCAACACTTCGGCAAATAGTTTATTACTGCGCAAAGCCTCGGCGGGAATACCCGCACTGTCTAAAATGTTTTTCTTCCCTACCCGATATTCCGATAGGTATTTAGACAGTCTAGGGGCATCAAGGCGGAAAGCTGGCTCGGTAAACATCCGAATTGTCTGGTCAATCACCAGCAGCTCTTCGCGCGGGAACACTTTCAGCATGGCCTTGGCAATAGCATAGGTTAGCTCTGCATCATGCGCCGCGCCTTCGCCTAGCAAGCGCATAGTTCCCGCGTCGAGATAACGCTTGCCCTTAAATAGGTCATAGGGAACCGTCTTAGGCGTTAGCCCGTAATGCGCTGCTAGGCTCTCAAGCGATATGCTCTTAAGGTCTGGATGTAGTAGCCGCGCCATGCTTAGTGTGTCGATCCACAAGGCCGGTTTAACGCCGCAATGATGCGCCAGAATTAGACCGTCAAAATGCGCATGGTGGCAAACTACTGCGGCAGTCTCTAGCGTTTTAGCATAACCAGCAGTGAAGCCAGCGCCGTCATAATAGCCCCGAAAGTCATTTGATTTGATCCCCGCACAGTGAATGTGAAAGCGGGCGTCACGGATATAGGCTTCACTGTTCAGCTTGCGCAGCGTGAATTCATCAGAATAAAATGTCTCGAAATCGAGCGCGACAAGCTGCATTTGCAAAGCCTAATATCCGCGCGGAATTAAGTAAAGGCTAGTCCTAGCCCTTATCTAATGCCGTGCCGCATGAAAAAGAATAAGGGGCATATAGCCCCTTACCCTTATTAAACTGCCGTAAATTCGGCAGCGACCGCAAAGGTGCCGTTAGCTTGCGAGATATGCAGCTTTACAACGCCAACGCGAGCGCGATCCGAGGAAAGGCTATTCTCGTTAGCGTCCGCCAACGTCTTAACCAGTTGACCAACGCGGCCTTCGGTATAGACATTAAAGAAACGGTCAACTGCCGTTTCAACCACGGGCGCGGCCTCTACCCATGCGCTGATATTGGCCGGGCTAACATACTGGTCTGGACGCGAAGGCTGACCGCTAACGGCGGGCACCAGCAAAACAGCCTTACCCTTGGGGCTATACCCAATCAGCCAGCGCTTTTCGTTATTATACTTAACCCAGCTCCCTGCATTGATAGCGGGCGCGGCGGCGGTCTGTGTATTGCAGCAAGTCATGATCTTTGTTCTCCTTTATAGCGGGTTATGAAAGCACAGGCGAGGAATACCAATTTCGGCACCTCACTTGCACGGGCAAAGCGATAAAACCTGCCCTTAGATATGCCCAAAAGCTCGGCGGCTTCGGGAACACTTAAGGAAAGGCTTTTACGCCAATGGGTTAAATTAAAGGTAACTGTTTGCATGGTTAGGCTTACCATAGAGGCTAGGGATTGTAAACTATATTCACGCGGCGAGCTTGTGCTTTATGTTGCGCATGACGCGCTGCGCTTCTTTGTCCGCTTCCCCTGCGCTATTCAGATTAAACCCGTGAACACATGGTAGGGCGTTGCCGTGCGCGTCAACAAACTGCACAGTGTAACCATACTTAAGCGTGTCGGGATCAATCCTCACGATATAGCGCAGGGGAATGCACATTTTATTTAGACCTCCAGAAACGAAAACCTGTCTTGCCGTTTCCTTTGACGCGGCGCGAAACGAATTCCCAACGCATACTGCCAGGGGCAGCTTGCACCTTCTTAGCGATACTTGAGATTGAAGCGCGTAGTTTTTTCGGTTCAATCCCTTCGATATCTTCGGCAAAGAATGACTGACCGACTTTCATACTCAGCATAAGCTTAAAGATTGGGTTATCCTCTGCCGGTTGCCGTGGCGCAACAATATTAATATCGCTCTCCAGCGTATAGGGCGTGGCGCGCTCTAAAATGGTGTGCATGACGTTTGCCCGCGCCGAAGGCAAGCCAACAGCATTTTGGATTTCCGAGATTTTAGCGAAACTGTCTTTCATGGTTTTATGCTCCTGTAGTTTGTTGGTAAAGGGCAATTAAAGTATCCTTCGGTAGAGCGGATGCCCTTCTTACCGTCTCTATCGAAAGTTCGTAACGCAAGAAGCGCTTAAAATCGGGCTCGCTGCCGTAATACTCGCCGTTGTTATCGCGCTTTTTATACGGCTCTGCATCGGTGATAATCTGTAAAGCCGCTTGCGTGGTAAAGACGTTCAACGCCCAAAACTCAAACATTCCGACAGGATTGGGAACCCAGAATTTATGCGTGTCTAAGCCATAATCGTATGACATAGGATACCAATTCCGCGAGTTAGCTAAATCGCCAGTAGCACGCTTATCTTCGATATTCAGCACAGGCAGCAGCTTCGGCAGTAGCTTGACGATAAGAACTGATCCCGCCGCGTCTGTTATGCGGTAATGCGCCGCCGCTGGATCGCCAACAGGCTTAACACTGGCGAAATTATCCTGCGCCATAATCAGCAGCATATTACTTGCGCCGATTTTGTAATATTTCCCTGGCTCTGTTAACTCGCCGCCTGCTTTTAGTGTGCCGTTAAGCTGCAACTTCTTCCACAAAAAGCCTTGCGCGTCATAGTGCGGGAATTGGAAAGTGTTGCCATATGCGCTTAGCATCATGTCAGTTACCCGCCCGATCCCGTCGAGCAGAGGGTAATCAGCGCCATGGCTCTCTCTTTTCAGTATATGCATGGTTGCCCCCTAGTTAACTAACGCGGAAATAGTCATAGCCGCTAACTCTGTATCCTCTTCGATCCACTCTTCAATTTCATGAAGGTTCATAGACCGAAGGGCGCTTTCAAGAACATCCCAAGTAGTGTTAGCATCGCCGCCGATAAACAGCTTTTCCGAAAGGTCTAGCGCTGTCCTGGCTTTCTCAGATAGCGGCGGCAGCTCTTCAACCTCTTCCACGTCTTGCGGCGGCGCTGTGGTTAATTCCTTCGCGTTATCCTTAATCAGCGCGTCGATAGTCGCCTGCCGGATTTCCTCTTGCGATGGATACTGAACCACTTGCGGGCTAACCCCCGCTGCGCCGCCTGTGCTGCATACGGCGGGGATAGTCTTAGCCTCTTGCCGCGCGTTGTAACCGCTCCAGTCATCTTCCCAATCCTCTTGATCCCATCCCTTGCGCACCACGAAGCCGTCCTTATAGTGCCATGTTTGCTTCCCGCTGTATGGCGCTTGCACGGGAACATATTTAGCTAAGAGGCTATGCGCGTTAGAAAACCAACAGCCGTGCGCCTTATGCCCCTTATCCTCGTTAACAATCAGAGTGTCGCCGTTGCCGTTCATAAACAGCAGCTTGGAATAACCCGCAACATCTTCGAGCATCTGCCGAAAACCAGAATTATCCAGCAGCTCTTGATTGCGCTCAAGGATTGGTTGCAGGACATAGAACGAAAAATTCCACGTGTCGCTTTTCTTGTCGTCATAAAGCGCTGTAGGTAAGACGCCGTTATGCATCAATCCTAAATCCATCTTATGATCCAAGCGTGTATCAAGCACGCGGAAAGGGTGGCAGTTTTCTTGGTCAATCAGGCCATGCGTCTTAATCCGAAAGTGAATAGCCCTCGGCACATTGTCCGGTATAGCCTCATAGGCTTCGAGGAATTCCTTATAGCCTGTCACGTCCTTAACCGTTTCAAGCTTGCCCGCGTTTGGATACATGATGCCCCAGCCATGCGAATTGTTCTCATAGCAATTTTTGAGGATATATTTGGGCAGCACGACATTAGCGGGGATATTGACGATAACGCACATTTTCTTAGTCTCCTTCGGGTTACAGTTAAGCAGCTTCGATTTTCAGTTTCTTTTCGTCCTTAATGACGTGCGCGCTATCAAGATAGCCCTTCGCCAATAAGAAGCGGTAGAGTGTAGGGTATGTAGTCCTTTGCTGTGGCTGATCGAACCACGCCAGAAAGTCTGCAATGCTAAGCTTATTGAGGCTTGTATAGCGTGCAAACATAACAGACGCATGACAGAATTCAAGGCATTTGAAAAAGCCATCAGCGGCGACATTGCCCTTGAATATTCTGACCTCCACCGTGTTGCCCTTGTTGCGCGCGCTTATGCTTGTCGCTTCATAGTGTTCCATAACAATGTTATTCTTTAAGCCGCTCTTAAGGCTTTTCTTTTTCGCCGGACAATAGCGCGCGTCATTGTCGATTGGCCTTCCCGCCATAGCGGTAATGAACGGCAAATTTTCGTCTCGGTTATAGAACACCATAAACCGCCCTAGCGTGACATCGTTAAACGCTTCCGCTCTGCCGATGTGAATATGCAAGCCGCATTGCCTAATATTATAGCTGCTCACATGCTTAGCGATCCCCGCTTCAAACACCTTGCCCCAGGTCTCCTTATGCCGCGCATAGGTCGCGGGAACTGTGACAATCTCAAAACCTTCGTCCGGCAAGCTGCCATCAGATTTAAAGACCGCAAACGCGCCGTCCGTCTCATGGGTAAACATCTTGTTCAGGGCAATGATAGCTCCTGATCTTGAGCCTCTAGCGACTACCTCCAGCTCAACGCCAAGGTAAAAGTCCGCTTTCTTTTCATTGCTCGCTGTTAGAAACGGCTTGCCCGCGCTCGTTACAGCATCGCAGGAATAAGACGCCATATGCCCGTTAGCCGCGCTGCGCGCCACCGCTCCGGCGCAAATTGTGCATTTACTGGCGCAATGATAGTCGCTTTCTTCCGGCTCGCGCGGAATACTCTCTATGCCGTCCTCGTCCTCGTAATACCCGACATCATCCTGGTCATAATCCCAAGCAATATCCTCGCGGCTTCTAACCATATATGCGCCGCACCCGTGGCAGGAAAAAAGCGCTATACCTCTCAAGGATGTTAGACCGTAAGCATAACGAAACAGCGGGTTCCCTGGCTCGATCCACTTGTCATGCTCCGCCAAGTCCCCACGGTCGCTTATGACGAAATCCCGCATATACGGTTCAGCAACTCTAACAGTCCCGCCCCTGCCGCTGTCGATTGCTGTAAGGTCGCTGTTAGGCCAAAAGTCACCGGATACCTCGCAGCGGTGATAATACCTTGCCGCCGATGCCGCAGAGACTAGGCGCTCCTTTTTCTCGCCATGCAGTAGATAACAAACTGTATTGCCCTTGCCGCGCGCATATGCCGAGCAGTGATCGTCGAGCGTGAAAACGTCCTTTTCACCAGTCAACAACTTAACGCGGAAGTTAACGTATTTCAGCCAGCGCTTTGCCAGTGCGTCATAGTCTTTAGCGCGGAGGAATTTATAGTAAGGCGAGTAGTCCGTTAAGCCTGGGTAAACTGACCGGCAAACCTTCATTAGGGCGTCAACACGCTCGGTGTATATAGAGGCAGTTACTATTTCGTTAAGCCTCGTTTCCGCCGTGCCAACCCCTGTCAGCCGATTAAACAGATAGTCCACTTCCCGCAGGGCGAGGGCGATCTTGCGTAAGTAGCTCTCCCTATAGGTCGCCAACCATGGCTCGCCTTTATCTTTGTCATAGCGCGCATAGTCGCCGTCAACACCAAGCTTTCTCAGCATATGGTTCTTAGGGATTTTGTAAGCGAGGCTGTTTGTGCCTAATGCGCGTGAAGCGGTGTGTTTCATGGTCTAACTCTCCTTATGCGTCATAGCGGCATGGGTTACAGGCGCACGGCTCAGCCTTAGATACGTTTCCGCAGCAAACAGCCGCACGGGGTTAAAGAGCACAGAGTTTGCTTTCTCTAGCTTGCGCTCATAGTCGCGGATAATGCGGGCGTCGAGCGGCGTCATAACGCACCTAACAGCAACAGCACTAAAGTAACCGCGCTAGTGGACAGAATGACAAAGCCCAAGGCGGTTAAGAACTCTCTGTTAGTCATGGCTCATCCCCTCTCAATGCCTGCCGCCAGTCAGGCGGTAACTGATCCACATATATCCCGCCGCGCTTAGCTAAGGTCGCCGCTGCGTCCGCTATATCCCGAGCGCTCAGATTATCCACCGTGCAATACTCTGTGCGTTTGCCAACCTTGCGGCACGCCTGCTCGATATAGACAGGCTCAGGGGTTACGGCAGGTAGATAGCCCTCCCTTGCCTGTGCTGGCTTAGCCTTCGGCGGCGCTGTCACCGCCTGGGGCATAGGTGAAAGAAGAACAAACACAACACCAGCCAGCCCCAGATAGCCCAGGATGAACACTTTCCCGCTCATGGGTTGCGTCCTTCGGCAGCCGCCACGGCAATAAGAGCGCCGATATAGTCTGTTTGACTGATCCGTTCGTATTGCTCTTGCACAGTCTCTTGCGGGTGGCCTGCATAGCGCGGATCGCCTTTGATTGCTTCCTTCCCCACGGTCATGGCACCGATAGAGCCAAGCAGCAGAGAGATGATAATGACGGAAGGGCTAAAGCCTCGGTTATTCTTCATGGTGTGTTTCTCCTTCGGGGTTAGTATCGTTTTTAGAACGGTTTGCAGATGTGGGCATTATAGAAGCCGAACAGCCAGCACAGATCGCGGCGCTTGCCATCCTGTATGCGTTTTAGAACAGCCATCAGGGGCGGGTTAGTTTGTGTCATTTTGATTACTTTCTCTGTTTTGAAACAGTTGAGGTGATACGGCACGGGAAGAAGTAAGAAAGAGTGATTTGCTTCGTTGAGTAGAGACTAACCCAAAAGCGTTGCGAGTGTGTTAATTTTAGAAAAATTATATTGCGTTGTTCGTTTCTAAAAATGATAAATGTTTCAAAAACGGGAATTTCGCTGTTTTAGCACACGGGAAGCGGCACGGGGCAGGCGGGAAGATAGGCCGGAGGTGTGCCAAAAACGATAAAAGAGCGGCGGGAAGCGGCACTGGTGGCCGTGAAACATTTTCGAGGTGCGCGGAATAGGCCGTGAAACAGTAAAAAATGACCGTGAAACACTTTGTAAGTTATTGATGCGTAAGGGAAAAAACCGTGAAACAAAACGAAATATTATTGCTTTTGGGCTGTAAGTGGTTGATGCGGCACGAGAAAAAGGCGGTACCGAACATACCTTTCCAATGTCTGTCACAAAACAATATGAAGAGTTTTTCGGCGCGCTGGCGCTGCCGGTAGGGCGATATGGGACTAATTTAGTCCCCTTTCTTAAAATAGTTTTGTATATATATTTTTAAAAGTGCTTGAACAGCGTTTCACACGCCACTCCATTGATTTATATAGCTTTCTTGTGGTAAGGTTGGCTCGCGTGGCGTGCGATCGTCGATCCTTCATGACAGACTTACACGAAAAAAGTCTGCGTTTTCAAATACTTACAGAAAATCTTAACCAATTCTTAACCATTTAAAAGCGATTGTTTCACGCGTAATTTTATTGCGCGTTTCACGCCGCCGCCCTGCCGTGTCGATTTTGGCAATTTGTCGATTTTAGAAATTATCGTTTTTAGCAATTTGTCGATTTTGAAACACGCCGCGCCTGGGGCATTATAATATTTTGTTAAGATTAATTAATATTAATGCGAATGATTATTAGTCGCGTGAAACAATGAGAATGAGAATTAGTCGCAAGTGTTTCACGGAACTCAGGAAACGGAAGGCCAAAAAATTATTTTTCTGGAAATTGCTAAGCACAAAATCATTCCGCCACCATTTCCCAAAAACCCTTCGCCAATTTCCGCTTCTTCCCTTCCTACCTTTTCCTTTCTCCGTGTCGCATCCCCTCATACCTCTTGCTTCCTTCTCTCACCCGTGCCTATACTCAGTCTCTCCTTTGTAGCCGCGCCTCGGGGAGGGCTGATCCCCCTCCCCTCTTTTTCTCTCAGGAGCACCATGCAACGCGTCATCAACACCACAACCTCTATCCGCACGCCGGAGCCTAAAGAGCCGAAGCAGCTCGAGCTTCCCTTTCCTCCCGTGCAGCACCCACAGCCCAAGCCATGATACCGACTGATTGGGTGGATATGGACAGCGGCAATATCGCTGCCATTAAGTACAACCCAGCCTCTCTAGAACTTTACGTGCACTTTAAGTCTGGTAAGATGTATACTTACTACAACGTGCCGGTGGATGTAGCGGAAGGCTTTGCCCATGCCCCTTCGCCGACGCAGTTCCTAAACCGGACTATTAAAGGCGTCTATGAGTACAGCAACGACTGAGATCGCCCCAACCCCCGTGCTGACGCCTGACGAGCAGAAAGCCTTTATTATTCGCTCGCTGCTTTCAAACCGCCCCATGGCGCATCGTCACTTCTTTGCCCATCGCCATAAGAATGCAGACCCACCGTTCCATAAAGAGCTGCTGAACCTCTTCTACTCCACGTCCTCTCTCATAGCCCTGCAAGCCTTCCGTGGCGCTGCTAAATCGACGCTGGTGGAAGAATACGTTGTGATGACCGCGCTGTACCGAGAAGCCAGATATATCCTCATTATCGGTAATACGTGGACTAGTGCCGTGCAGCGCCTACAATCTGTGAAACACGAGCTGGAGAACAACGACGCTATTACCAGTGTCTTTGGGGACCAAGTTGGTCCTACATGGTCGCAGGATGAGATTGTCCTGACCAATGGCTGTAAGATACAGGCTGTCGGTGCGCGGCAGTCCCTGCGTGGGTTCAAGCATAATGAAGCACGACCTGACTTGGCGGTGATTGATGATTTTGAAGATGATGAAGGCGTGGCTACGGAAGAAGCTAGGGCCAAGACGAACACGTGGCTCTACAAGGTTCTCTTACCGGCGTTGGACATTTCTTGTCGCCGCGTACGAATGCTCGGAACCCCGCTGCACCCTAAAGCCCTCATGGAAACGCATATGAACAATCCTGGGTGGGAGAGTAAGCGATTTCCCATCATGTATATTGACCCTGATACTGGTGCTGATACCCCTACATGGCCCGATAGGTTCCCGCTCAACGTCATTAACGACATCAAGCAGGCGTATATAGCCGAAGGCAACGGAACGGCGTTCATGCAGGAGTACATGTGCCAGTCGGAGGACAGCGACAATAAGCCCTTCCAGCAGTCCATGATACGCATAGAGGCCGCGCCGCGCCTGTGGTCGCCTGTGACCATCATGGTTGATCCGGCGCGGACGACGAACGCCAAGAGCGCAAGAACCGGCTACGCTGCCTGGACATGGACAGGGCACAAGATGCACGTCATCGAGGCTTACGGCGGCTTCCACCAGCCGGATGAAATTATTAATAACATCTTCAAGCTCGACGAGCGCTACGAGCCTGCGGCCATCGGGGTGGAGACAGACGGGCTCGAGGAGTTCCTCATGCAGCCGCTCAGGACTGAGATGGTTAAGCGCAGCACCCTGCTGCCCATCGTGAAACAGAAAGCGCCGAGGGACAAGCTTGGGTTCATAACCGGGCTGAGGCCGTTCTTTATGGCCGGCGACGTGACCCTATCGCCTGTGTGTAATGACCTCATTACCGAGCTGCTGGCCTTCCCGACGGGGAGAATAGACGTGGTGAATGCTCTGGCCTACGCGCTTAAGATGCGGCCCGGCAAGCCGGTCTATGAGGACTTTAACGGCAAGCACATTAGGTCTAATTTCGACACTATACCAAGGACGCCGTTCTATCTGCTGGTCTCCTCAAGGCCGTCGATGACAACGGGTGTGCTCTTACAGTTTAAGGACAATACCCTGCGTATCCATAAAGATTGGGTGCAGTACGGCCCGCCGCAAGAACAGCTCCAGACAATCCTCCAAGAAGCGTCGGTCTATGGCAACGACATAAAGGTTATGGCTCCCGAGGAGCAGTTCGACCGCTACAGTAATAGCGGGATGCCAGTGGCGGCGCGCAACTGCGGGGTAACTATACTTAAAGGCGCTAACGCGCTCAAGTCCTCCGGTTCCCTGGCGCCATGGCTACAGAAACAGGTGCGCGGCGAGCCAGCGCTACAAATTGACGAGCACTGCCGGTGGCTTGTGAACGGCATGGCCTCTGGGTACTGTCGGATGCTGACCCGTGGTGTCACACTGTCCGAGGAGATTGAGGACAACCAGTATAAAGTTCTGATCGAGGCGCTCGAGGCGTTCGTCATGGTGTTCAAGCGCATTGAGGACGATAGTGACAATCACTACCAGAAACGCTATGCTACGACCCAAGATGGGCGTCGGTATCTTACTACGCTCCCTCAATGAGGGCTGCCATGGCGGAAAAAGAGCAAGACAACCTCGGCGCTGATAGCCGGGACGTAGACTATTCCACGGACAAAGACATTCGCAAGAAGCTTACCGAGCTCTATGGCGTCGTGTCCGGTGCCTTCGATGACAAGAGCGACCAGAGCGATACCATCCAGCGATGCTGGGACGTCTATAACTGCGAGTTTAATGACCAGCAGAGCTACAACGGCACGTCGCAGGTCTATGTTCCTGTTGCCCATGATTTGATTGAGGCGCGCGTCACCCGCTTCGTGAACCAGCTCTTCCCACCAGACCAGCGCTGCGCGGACATCGTGAGCACAGACGGCGACGTGCCCTACGAGCTCATTTCCCTGTTGGAGAACTATGTCAAGAAGGCCAAGCTGCGCGACTTGATTGTGCCTGCTTTGGTGCGCGCTGGTGACGTCACAGGCCAGTATTCCGTGTTTATTGAGCCGTTCACCGACGAGCGCCATGTGGTCAAGCGCGTGCAGCGCAGCAAGATGCAGATGGACGGTGTTGACGTCCCCGGTGCCGAGGATGACCAGATTAATGACGTCGAAGCCGAGACAATTAAAGACTTTTACCCGCAGGTTACGGTGATTGACGCCCGTGATTTGGCCGTGGTGCCTGCAAACGTGGACCGCATTGACGACGCTGAGGTTGTGGCTGTTGTTACGCGGATGTCGAAAGACGCCATCGAGAAGAAGATTGCCAGCAAAGATTACAACAAAGAGGATGGCGAGAAGCTGCTTCTCAGTTTCACGGGAAACACCCGCGATGGCCAGCAACAGGACACCGCCAAGCAGAGCATGAACGCTGCTGGGGTCAAAACTGACGGCAAGGGCGGTAAAATTGGCATGATGTGGACTGTTTTCCACACGATGAAGGTTAAAGGCGAGCGTCGCCGCATGGTCACTGTGTTTGGCGGCCCTGACTTGATTATGACCTGCCGCCGCCTGCCGTACTGGTGTGACCGGGTGCCTGTACTGTCGGTCCCTGCGGTTAAGGTTCCGGGGTCGTTCTTCGGTAAAAGCCGGGTGGCCAACGGCATTGAGAAGATGCAATACGCCGTCAACGACATGGTTAATATGGCCTTGGATAGCGCGCAGTACAGTCTGCTGCCCATCGTCATGACTGACCCAGAGAAAAACCCTCGCGTTGGCTCGATGATTATGTCGATGGCCGCTGTGTGGGAGGTAAACCCGCAATCGACGCAGTTTGTCACCATGCCGCAGTTGTGGAAAGACGCGCTGAGCTTCGTAGCGGCCA